AAGGACGGCGCGGCCTTTGTCAAGTATGAAATCCCCCTGTTTACCGACAACGACAAGTACGGGAATATCGCGGGGCTTGGCCGGTATCTGCTGGCGGCCAGCTCATCGGATTATGTCTTGTACCGCACGGATTTAATCGGGGAAAACCTGATTGACAACCTGAACAGCCTGCAGCAAAGCTACCAGGAGGCCATTGGCAACGTAACCTCCAAGCTGCAAACCGTGGACGCCACCAATACGCGCATTGCCGCGGCGGAAACCGCCCGTGTCGACGCGGAAAACGCAAGGGCCGGCGCAGAGCAGGCCAGGCAGACCGTAGAAGCGGCCCGGCAGACAGCGGAACAGGAGCGGGTATCCGGGGAAGCTGCGCGGAATACGGCGGAAACGGCCCGGGCAGCCGCCGAATCCGCCAGGAACTTTTGGGACGATTACGATGCTGTCGCAGCCTATGTGCCGGGGAACAAGGTTGCCTTTGAAGGCTCCAGCTATTTGAACCTGGCGGCCTGCACCGGGATATCCCCCACGGACAAAAGCAAATGGCGGCTGATCGCTGCCAAGGGAGACACCGGACCCCAGGGAATCCAGGGTCCCAAAGGCGAGACCGGCGCTGTGGGGCCGCAGGGAGCCAAAGGCGACACGGGAGCCCAGGGATTGAAGGGCGACACCGGCGCGATGGGGCCTACAGGGCCGCAGGGCCTGAAAGGAGACAAAGGAGATACTGGACCCGCAGGCCCTCAAGGTGAGCGCGGCCTGCAGGGCCTCACCGGGGAACAGGGGCCTAAGGGGGACAAAGGCGATACAGGCCCTGCCGGGCCCCAAGGGCTAAAAGGAGATACTGGCCCCCAGGGTCCTATAGGCCCCCAAGGCCCCCAGGGAGAAAAAGGAGACACCGGCCTCCAAGGTGAACAGGGAATACAAGGCCCGAAAGGAGATACCGGGGCCAAAGGAGAGCAGGGGCTTACCGGGCCTGTGGGCCCCCAAGGCGAGCAAGGGCCCCAAGGGCTGACAGGCCCCCAGGGTCCTAAGGGAGAAAAAGGCGACACTGGGGCTGCCGGTCCCAAGGGAGACACGGGTCCGGTTGGCCCCCAGGGCCCCAAAGGGGACACCGGACCACAGGGGCCGCAGGGCGTAAAGGGAGAGACGGGAACCGGACTCACCATCCTGGGACAGTATGCCACGGTGGAGGCGCTGCAGGCGGCGGTGGCCTCCCCCACGGCGGGTATGGCCTACAACGTGGGAAGCGCCCCGCCCTACCGCATTTACATCTGGTCCGGCACGGAATGGATGGACAACGGCCCGCTGCAGGGCGCGCCCGGAGAAACCGGGGCCCAGGGCCCCAAGGGCGATCCCTTCACTTATGCTGACTTTACCCCGGAACAGCTGGAAGGGCTGAGAGGGCCCCAGGGTCCCAAGGGAGACACGGGAGCCAAAGGAGACAAGGGCGAAACCGGTGCTCAGGGACCGAAGGGCGAGACTGGAGAACGCGGACCGCAAGGAGAACCAGGCATACAGGGTGCAGCCGGGCCAACCGGCCCCCAGGGGCCCAAGGGCGAAACCGGAGACGACGGCGCGTCGGCGTATGAGCTGGCTGTTGCCGCAGGGTTTACCGGCACGCAGGCCCAATGGCTGGGAAGCCTCAAAGGGGACAAAGGAGAAACCGGTTTGCAGGGGCCAAAGGGTGATACAGGCGCAAAAGGTGATACGGGCCCGCAAGGAGCGAAAGGCGACACTGGCGCACAGGGCATTCAAGGGCCCAAAGGAGAGACGGGCCCTGCGGGAGCGCAAGGCCCAAAAGGAGACAAGGGGGATCCTGGGATCCAGGGGCCGAAAGGAGACAGGGGAGAAGCGGGCCAATGGGCGGGAGACGCGCCGGAGGCAGGCTTGCTCACAGTGGAGACGGAGCTGTACGCCAGGCAGGACGGGGCTGTAAAGCGCACCCCCGCTCTGGCGCTGCTGCAAGCAGTGTCGGATCCGGACAATCATCCGCTGGGAGGAAATCCGGAAAGCACCTCCTCTCCTGCACTGGAAGCCGGGGGAATCAATCGTGACACGGGAGAACCGGAAGCAAGCTCCTCCAAGGTGCGCACGGCGGACTTTATCCCAGTGAACCCGGGCAGGAAGGTCAGCGTGGACAACGGTCAGAAACTGACGAACGTGCTCTTTTGCTATGACGGCGGGAAAACGCCCATCTTGGACTGGTATCTCAGCGACGGGAAATCTTATTCTTACAAGAACGTCAGCGACGGCGGCAGCGTTGTGGTGCCCTCCCACTGCGCCTACGTCAAGGTGACGCTGAGCACCACGGACACCACGGTCCCGCTGGGGATCACCTCGGAGGCGAGCCCCGCTCAATTTGCCTTCCAAAAGCTCTATCTGCCCGAAGGCTACGGGCTGCGGGTGGAGGAATCCGAAAGCAAGATATCCGAGCTGCAGGTCTTTTCTGGACAGGGACAAAAACTGACTGTACTGCCGGACGCCAGCCCCGTTAAGATGACGGCGGGAGGGCTGGAAGTGAGCAGGAATCCTGACGGTACTGATCCAGTGACCGTCAACCTTGCCGAACTGAAGGAGCTGGCGGATGCCCATACCGCGGAGCTGGAAGGAAAACCGGACCTGGTACAGGGAAAGGTGCCGGCGAACCAGCTGCCGGACGCTCTGGTTTACGCGGAGGGGGACGCCCTGCCCATAGAGGATGCCGCGCTGAATGCCGACAGGCTGGGGGGACGTCCGGCGGAGGAATATCCCCGGTCCGCCACGGTTAAGGCCATCTGGAGCGGTTCTCAGGCGCAGTATGACGCCATAGCCGTCAAGGACCCGGAGACGCTGTATCTGATTGTGGGGTGAGAAACAACATGCCGAGCGGCACTTCTACTCGTGAAGCAGAAATCCTGAACTATCTGAAAAACACGCCTCTCCCCCTTCCGGAAGGGGATCCCAATATCCTTTTGAACGCGGGATTCCTGGATAAAATCAGGAACTTTTTCATCAGCAATGAAGATTCGACTGAAATGAACGATTTTGTTGGGGAGTTTGCAGTCTTCCTTCCCACTCTCTATGAGGTTTTGGCTGGTGAAATTAAAAGCGTCCCCCTTCCCGGTGGAGGATACAAAAACAGTATCACCGCGGCGTCTGTGAGTCTGGTGATTGAGGAAATGAATAATTTCCTTGAAGGCTATGGCTGCCGGATTTCCACGGAAGACAATTACCAGAGCTACCTATTTGAATGCGGTGTGGACGGCAGCAGCTTTTCAGCAGAAAGTCCGTTGTTTGCCAATCTGTATGCGATAGCTCCGATTCAAGAATCTCTGCGTGCTTCCATCGGCGCGGGGGTGATCAAGACGGCGTATCTGGGAACGAAACAGGCGGTACAACTGTATTTGGGCGGCAGCCCGCTGATAAGATAGGAGTGGTTTTATGGCTATCATCAAGCCGCTGAAGACGGCGGCGGGAGAAAATTTGTACCCGGTGACCTCTGCGGCGGCGGTGTACGACGCCCAGGGGGTCCCTCTGGCGCAGAAAATAGAAGGCTGGGACAAGAAAGCGCAAATGGCCCTCTGCGTCACCGTGACGCTGGCTGCGTCCGGGTGGACGGACGGCGTACAGACGGTGGCGGCGCAGGGGGTCACGGCGGACAACGCAGTGTTCCCCTGCCCAGCTCCGGACAGCTGGGAGGAGGCGGGCCAGGCCGGGGTGCGCTGCACGGCCCAAGCGCCGGACAGCCTGACCTTTACCTGCTCTTCCCTCCCGGCGGCCGACCTTACCTATCAGGCGCTGATTTGGGAGGTGATGTGATGGCTGTGTTTAATCCGGTGATGGTGAAGATGGAAACGGGGCTGCTGGTTCCTGGAGAGGAATATGTGGGCTTTCTGCCGGAAAGGCTGGATGAGACATCGGCGGGGGCCACGACGGTAAGTGTGGCGGCTAATTCACTGGCAGCCACAGGAGGGTATCTGATCCTTCAGGACTATCAGCAATTCGTGCCTTACTTTATTATCCCCGGAATAGACAAAGGGGAAAGTGCACAGCTGATTCTGACAGGAAGCGACTCCAGCAAGGGCGTTGTCAATCTGTCTCGATCCACATTGTCTCTTTCCAGCAGGAATATTGTGATCTCCTGCGCCGACTCCTCTAAGCCTGTGTCCCTGTATGTGAAGGCATATGGGTATGGGGGGATGGAGAATAAA